GGATATGCTATAAGAACATACTATGATAAAGGTGGAAATTTAACAAAAGAAAGAATTAAAATAGATTTAATTACAGAACAAAAACAAAGAAAAATAGAAAAATTCAATGTAATTGTAAATGGGTATGGCGATAATAGATTAGGAATGTATGCAGATTTAGAAACATATTATGAAACAAAATTAAATATACAACCATATTCGGGATCAAAAACAATCAACGCTGGTACAGGAAGTATAGTTTCAGTTAAAAAAGTTAATGGGTATTTGCCAACACATTTTAGAAATACATCTGATTTGACTCGTGGATTAGAAAATTCTTTCTTTAAAGGATGCAAGAACACATCAGCAACGACTTTGGATGGAACTTCTCCAATAGAAACATTCGCAACTAATCCAAATACATTGAGAGTTAATAAAGCTGGTAGAGATTCGGCTGAACCAATATTAGAAGTTGAATAATTTTTAATTGGATATATAGTAACGGAATTTTAAAATAATTATATTTATATCAAACGATTAACATTTTATTATGGGATATTTAAGTAACACAGATTTAACAGTTGATGCTATCCTTACAAAAAAGGGTAGAGAAAAATTAGCTGCAGGACAAGGATTAAACATTACTCAATTTGCTTTAGCAGATGATGAGATTGATTATTCTTTATATGAGCCAGCACATCCATTAGGTTCAGCCTATTATGATTCGGCAATTAAAAATATGCCAGTATTAGAAGCGAGTCCAGATGAAACACAGGTAATGAAGTATAAATTGGTAACTTTACCAAAAAATACAACTCGTATCCCACAAATAGACCTCGGACAAACTGCGGTTATAACAAATCAAAGAAGCGGTGAGACGGGAATAAATCCATCTACATCACCTACAGGAAATAGAAGTTTAGGATATACTATTGTACTTGCTAATAAAAATGCAGGAGATATAGTAGGTGAAGGCGTTTCAGCTGAAATTGGTTCTGTGCCAGTATTCATTGGTGATGATGTATCAGCAACCGCTGCAATAGCTAAAGGATTATCGTTTAAATTTATACCAAACCCATCATTGACATCAACATTGAAAACTACAATTACAGTTTATGGTAATGAAACGGGTGGTTCAATTACAATTCCAGTAACAGTAAACTACGTTCAATAAATAAACTATGGCAGTAATAAGAGATAATAGAGGAGCCCTTTTAGCAAGTAATGTATCACAATACTTAGCAGGAGCAGCAAACACAGCTGGAACTCCCATTGATACTAATGAATTAATTAGAATCGTAAACCAATTTTTAGGAACAGGTGAACAAATTAGTTCCGATATAACTACCATTACAAATGGTATTTATAAAAAATTTGGAGCAATTGATAAAGTAACTAACAGAACCGAAATTGTAACTTCTGGAATATGGAGTGGTGATACAGGTTCATTGGTAGCGTTTTTTACATCATCTGAGCAAGTAAACTCTACAAGTGGTAAATACTATTTAGATGTTTATAATGCAGCTACATCATCTGATACAGCTGAGGTTCAATTTTCAATAGCATATGGTGATTATGATGGATATGGTGCACCAACTTTAACACAAGATGATTCTTCAAAAGTTTCATCTAGAGCAATATATTATCAGTTAAGAAATGTTTTGTTAAATGCAGGTGATAATTACTTTAGTGTTTATAGTGGTTCTACTTCGGGTGGACACGATATGACAGAGTTTTACGCACTTAATATTAATAGAGCTAGATATAAAGAGAGATTGGATCCAGGTAATATTTCAATAAAATTATCAGGTTCAGTTAGAACGGTAACCCTAATAGATGATAGTGGTGGAACAGATGAAAATATAACAACAGCTGGAAGAGTTTATAATTTAGTTAGTGGTTCATTAAACATTGGTTCTGCAGCAAGTGCAACAATCAATACATATACAGCATCAAACGGACAAGGTTGGGGATTATTTTATCCAGATATGGGAATTATTCTTCTAAATCCAAAGGCATTATATGCGGGAGTTGATACAAAATTAGGTGAAGCATTCGGTTCAACAACAAATCAATATCATCAATCAGGATCTAGTTCTGGTTCATTAAAATTATATGATGCACTTAGAGGTGGAGCTGATTTTCAAGCTCGTAGAACTGAAAACGTTTCAACATCACATTATTTTGTAAGAGCAAATAATAGAGAATTTAATTTCTCAAATAATCCATCATTTGTAACGGGATCAGTAGGACAATTTGTTCAAGCTACATTTGAAAGAGACCCTAAAGTTTATATCACAACAGTTGGGTTATATGATGATGCAAATGAATTATTAGCAGTTGCAAAAACTTCAAAACCAATTGAGAAATCATTTGATAAAGAAGTGGCTATTAAAGTGAAATTAGATTTTTAGTGAGAGAATAACTAAAAGATTACATACCTACGATATGATTCGTAGAATAAACCCAACTTTTTAAGGTTGGGTTTTTGTTTAATGGAATATTTATATAAGATATGTTAAAAGCAATACCTAAATCGGATATTAGTATACGTCCATTCAAAGCTTATAAAGAATGGGATAAAGATACATCAGAAGCTTCTTTATTAGAAGCTGTATCTGGTGATTATACATCTGTTGATGTAAGTACTCCTACATTTGGATACTTAAATGGTATATCATACAATAAACATTCCTTATACGGACAACTTAGAGCTCAGTTTTATAATGGACACGAAGATAATCCATTTTTAAGATTTGGAAATAAATCTACATTATATAATATAGATAGTATAACTTCTGAAAGATTTTTAGATGGTTCTGCAAAAGTTATTTCAATTCCACAGTCATATATTGGTTTGGGAATAAAGAAAAAATCAATAACAATAACTGATGGTAGTGATTCTTATACAGATGATGGAAATGGTAATTTATTTGCATCATCGGATAGAGTTACGATACTGGCAATAGATTTTCAGTTAGAAACTATATCATTTTCTGATAATTTGGGTAATGTATATAATGCAACTCTTAATTCATTTAATTTAGAAACCGGCATTTTATCATTGAATTACAATAGTAACACATACTCAATTCAAGTTATTGAAATTGATTTTGAAAATGAATTTATGCGTACATATGGTATTTCATTTTTACCAAGTGGTGCAACAGGTGTTAAAATTGGAAATGCATTTTATACACAAGGATTATTGGTAATGACACGAGATGTATCGGATAAATTATTAGGAGATTGGGAATTATCTTATAAATCAACGGAAACAATTTATGAAAATGAATATTTGTTAATTGTAAATCCAGATGAATTCAATGTATCAACAAACCCATCATCAGTTGTATCGGTTGGCATTGAATATACTTCATCAATTGATACAAGTGGTAAAATAAGACAAGTAACAACAAACCCAGGTGTAAGATATATTCGTAAAAAAAGTGTATTAGAAACGGGTGAGATTTTAGATTACCGATATGGTTCATCAGTAAATACTGCTGTATCAGGTGGTTTTGAACATTGGGAAATGAGTGGTTCAGTAGATACAACCGGCTCATTCTTAACACCATTTATTACAACAATTGGCCTATATGATGATAATTGTAATTTAGTAGCAGTGGCTAAACTTCCACAACCAATTAAATCCGAACCAGATATTCCTGTAAACTTTATTGTACGATTTGACACATAATCTTATATTTATTAACAAAAACAAATAACATGTCAAAAATTTTAGATTTATACGATGCACAACAATCAGCTTTAGGTGTTGATAAAATTGGATTCGATGCAGGCGTAGCAGCAAAAACCCCTTATACAACAAATGATTTGAAAAAAGCAGATGAGCAAGTTCTTACTGCAGCAAAATTCAAAACTGGTAGAGGTGGTGAAGTAAATGAAAAGAAATATTCCGATAGTATAGGAAACAAATAATTGATGGCTAAGAAAAAGGTTACAAAAACAAACAACTCTAAGTGGGTTGCAAAGAAGTATGGATTTAAGTCGGGTCTTGAAGAAACTATATCCAATCAAATCGCAAGTAAAGGAATTGAGGTACAATATGAGTCCGAAAAGGTGGCTTACATTATACCTGCTTCTGAACATAATTACCATCCTGATTTTAAGTTACCAAATGGTATACGGATAGAAACAAAGGGTAGATTTGTTATTGCAGATAGGAAAAAGCACTTATTAGTAAAGGAACAAAATCCTAATTTGGATATAAGATTTGTATTTTCCAATTCAAAAAATAAAATCAACAAAAGGTCAAAAACCAC